TACCTGGTGATTTATCCATCATTTGTTAACGAGATAAGATGGCAAGTGGGTTTTGGTCGATGCAGACCATGTCTACGCCCATTTCAGACAGTTTGAGTACGCTCGCGTGTTGTTCTTGGGTCGGGAGTAGGCCGTAAAGGCGGAGGAAGTGCAGGTTGTTAGCTTGGTTATGGTCTAGGTTTATTAATTTTTGGATTGCTTTGAATTCTTCGTCGGTTAGACCGTTGATTTCTCTGAAGAAGTCAATTTAGTCATCTTCGTTGGGTAATAATTCATGCTCTTGGTAAAATCTAAGTCTTTACATCTTAAAAACCGGTAAAAACTCGGATGCACTACAAGAAATCCGTGAATATCTTGAAGAAAAAGCCAAATGTAAGAATTCGGAGTGTAAAACAATCAAAAAATCCGATAAAGATAGAAAATTGATTGAAAAAAACGGATACTGTCTTAATTGTACCGTTGAAAACGAACACAATATCAGAACAGCCGGTTTTTGGAGAGAATATGAGAACTATAAGGTATGGACTAAGATGATAATCTTTGGTACTGCTAAGATAGAAGAATATAAACAATCACTTTTGGATGTTAAACCCTACTACGAGTATGTTAATGAAGATGGTTCTACTGAAAAGTGGGATTTACCTCAACCAGTAGAAGAAGTTAAGGCAGAAATCCAAGAATTGATTGATTTTGGTACACAAGAACTTGATGAAATTAAAGAAAACCGAATCAAGGCTTTTGAAATTTTAAGAGAAAATAATTTAGAACATTATTTATAGTAATGGGAAGTACAAGATATACAAACATGTTAATCATCATCTGTATGATTTTTCTAGCATATACTTTGTTTAATGTTAGGGGATTAAAGACAGATATCGATGGGTTTAATGAGAAGATTGAAAACATTGGTAAAGAGATAGATTCTATCCAAACAATGAATACTGAATTAGATGAGATGATTTCATCTTTACATTCAGAATTAGAATTACTTGATACGGATATCAATAAAGTACAAAATAACATTTATACAATAAGGAGAAATACAGATGAAAAAACTAATTCTGTTGATAAGCTTAATATTAGTGAGCTTCAAGAGTTTTTCACAAAACGATACGATAGTATCTTTGAAGCAACCTATCGCAAGACTGGTAATTAAAGATTTAATTATGGGTGATGGGGCAAAGATAGAACTTCTTTCCACCCAAGAACTTTTAAAATTAGAACAAAAGAAAATTGTTCTGAAAGATTCTGTTATTGGTAAGTTGGATATTAAAATTGTTAACTTAGAAAGTATTATCTTAAAAAAAGATGAACAATTTAATTTAGAGGCTACAAAATCTTTACAATTAGAAAAGGAATTAAAAGGCGAACGAAGAAAAACTTTCTTTTATAAGGTTGGAACTTATATTGGAGCAGGTGCATTACTTGTTTTATTGGGTAGTAAATAATGGCTAAACAATCATTAAAAGAAATAATTAAGTTAGAGTATCAGAAGTGTGCCGGAGACCCGATATACTTTATGAAGAAGTATTGTATGATACAACACCCTGTTCGTGGTAAAATTCCGTTTCATTTATATCCTTTTCAAGAACGAACTCTTGAACAATTTCACGAAAATAGATACAACATCATTTTAAAATCTCGTCAAACAGGTATCTCAACCTTAACTGCAGGATTTTCATTATGGAAGATGTTATTCAACCAAGATTTCAACGTACTTGTAATTGCAACCAAACAAGAGGTTGCTAAGAACCTTGTAACGAAGGTTCGTGTAATGAATCAATATCTACCATCTTGGTTAAAACAAGAGACAGTAGAAGATAACAAACTATCTCTACGATACTCTAATGGTTCACAGATTAAAGCAACATCAGCAGCTGGAGATGCAGGTCGTTCTGAAGCATTATCCTTATTAGTATTTGATGAGGCTGCCTTTATCGATAAGATTGAAGAAATTTGGGTATCTGCTCAATCTACCTTATCAACGGGTGGTAACGCAATTATATTATCTACTCCAAATGGTGTGGGTAACTTCTTTCACAAAACTTGGGTAGGTGCAGAAGATGGAACCAACACATTTAACACAATCAGATTACATTGGTCGGTTCATCCTGAAAGACATCAAGATTGGAGGGATGAACAAGAAGTTTTATTAGGACCAAAGGGTGCAGCACAAGAATGTGATTGTGATTTCGTAAGTTCGGGTGATACTGTAATTGACCCACAACTTTTAATGTTTTACAAAGAAACTTATTGTCAAGAACCAATTGAAAAGACTGGATTTGATGGAAACCTATGGAAATGGGAATATCCAAATTATCAGAAATCTTATATGGTCATTGCCGATGTTGCTCGTGGTGATTCTGCCGATTTCTCGGCATGTCATGTCATCGATATAGAATCTTCTACACAAGTTGCTGAATACAAAGGTAAGTTAGATACCAAAGATTTTGGAAACTTCTTAGTATCGCTTGCAACTGATTACAATCAAGCATTGTTGGTAATTGAAAACGCAAACATTGGTTGGGCAGTAATCCAACAAGTAATCGATAGAGGATACCAAAACTTATTCTACATGAGTAAGGATTTAAAATATGTAGATGTAGAAAATCAACTACATAATAAATACCGAGCAGAAGAAAGAAATATGGTAGCTGGATTCTCCACTACTTCTAAAACAAGACCTCTAATCATTTCTAAGATGGAACAATATATTAGAGAGAAAGATGTAACCATCCGTTCCACGAGAACCATAGATGAACTATTTACCTTTATATGGAATGGTAACCGAGCAGAAGCAATGAGAGGTTATAACGATGATTTGGTGATGTCTTTATCAATTGGATTGTGGGTTCGAGATACTGCACTCCGGTTAAGACAAGAAGGAATTGATTTAACTCGTCAGGCAATTGGTGGTATAGGCCAATCTACTTTAGATATGGGTGGAATGGGATTCGGTGGTAATTCTACATTTGAAGATAATCCATGGAGTATGGATTTGGGTAATGGCCAACGTGAGGATTTGAATTGGTTAATTAAATAATTATATATTTATACTATAAGGAGAGTAAAAATATGATAAAAATGTCATCTTTATTAAACGAAGAAAATTCATATTGTGAAGAATATGATGTAGTATCTAATCAGGATATCCGAGAGTTCGTAGAATTCATAAAAGAATATAAGTGTGATGTCAACGAAGCAGAATACCAAGGTAGAGAGGTAAAACTTGGTAAACCCATGCAAGGTGATGTTAAGAAATTCAAAGTATATGTTAAAAACCCCCAAGGAAATGTTGTCAAGGTAAACTTTGGACACAAAGGTAAAGGTGGTGAAAAAACAATGTCAATCAAAAAGAATAATCCAGAAAGAAGGAAATCTTTTAGAGCAAGACACAATTGTGATTCACCAGGTCCAAGACACAAAGCAAGATATTGGTCTTGTAGAAAATGGTAATAATACAATAAAGGTTATAATTTAAACAGAGAAACAAAATGGCAGATACTTCATTTTTTGGGAGGTTAACTAAACTTTTTCGTTCACAAGCAATCGTTACGATTGATAAAGATGGGAAGAGAAAAGTCTTTGATAGTGATGAAAGACAACAAACCAACTTATCATCCCTACGAGATAGATACACCAAGATTCAAAAATCTTTTTATGAACAAGCCGGTGGTGCACAATCAATGGCATACCAACAAGTTCGTAGAGAAGTTTTTCGTGATTTTGATGCAATGGATAATGACCCGATACTTTCTTCTGCATTAGATATCTACGCAGATGAATCAACCCTAAAGAATGAATTTGGTGACACTTTAATGATTCATTCAGATAACCAAAAAGTTCAAGATGTACTTAACAACTTATTTTATGATGTTCTAAACATAGAGTTCAACTTATGGCCATGGGTAAGAAACATGTGTAAGTATGGGGATTTCTTTTTAGGTTTAGAAGTTGCAGAAGGTAAGGGTATTGTTAACGTTACTCCTCATTCAGTCTATAATACTGAAAGATTAGAAAGAACTGACCCATCCAACCCAAACTCGGTAAAGTTTAAAATTACCGAAGACCCGAATGGAAAACAAGAATACGAAAACTTTGAGATAGCTCACTTCCGTTTATTATCAGATACTAACTGGTTACCCTATGGTAAATCAATGTTAGAGAATGGTAGAAGATTGTGGAAACAATTATCTTTAATGGAAGATGCAATGTTAATCCATAGAATTATGAGAGCACCTGAAAAGAGAGTTTTCAAAATTGATATTGGTAACATCCCTCCAACAGAAGTTGATAACTACATGCAGAGAATTATCAATAAGATGAAGAAAGTTCCTTTCATTGATAAGAATACTGGTGATTACAACTTAAAGTATAATATGCAAAACCTAACTGAAGATTTCTATCTTCCAGTTCGTGGTGGTGATAGTGGTACATCTATTGATAACCTTGCTGGTTTAGAGGCACCGTCAATTGATGATATCGATTACTTAAAAAACAAGATGTTTGCTGCATTAAAAATTCCAAGAGCATATTTAGGATACGAAGAAAACGTAAATGGTAAAGCAACCCTTGCTGCAGAAGATGTTCGTTTTGCAAGAACCATTGAAAGAATCCAAAGAACAGTAATTTCAGAATTATCTAAAATTGCAATCGTTCACTTATATGCACAAGGTATCCAAGATTCTGAAATGACTAATTTCGAATTACAATTGGTAAACCCATCTACAATTTACGAACAAGAGAAAGTAAACTTGTGGAGTGAGAAAATCAGATTAGCTCAAGATATCCAAGGTCTTAATATGTTATCTAAGGATTGGGTATATGAAAATATCTTTAAACTATCCAATGGTGACCAAGATGTTCAGAGAGTTAAAATGTTAGATGATTTAAAGGATAGATTCCGTTTCCGTTCTATTGAAGATGAGGGTAATGACCCCGCAATGGATAACGAAGAACCAGAAGATATTGAAGAATCTTTGGAGAATCTAAAAAACGAACTAAAAGATAAAGGTGGTAGACCGAGAGAAGGTGGAACTTATGGAAAAGATAAACATCCATATGGTAGAGACCCACTTGGTGATGATGAAAGAACCGCTAAACGTTCTCGAACTTCCGAAGATACAGCAATGAAAGTTATCAATGGAATTGCTGCTAAAAGAAAGTATTTACACGAAATGAAGGATATGTTGGATGAGTCCAATATCCTTGAAGATACAGAAAAATAGTTAAACTTTTATAGATTTATATTTATATTAGGGAAAAATTATTATATTATAATTGGAAATATAACAAAATGAAAAAAATTAAACATTCAAAATTTAAGAATACAGGTTTTCTTTTTGAATTACTTACTCGCCAAATAACTCTCGAGGTGTTAAATGGTAGTGAGGAAAAGGCAAAAGAAATCATACGTGAATTCTACGGAAAAGGAACAGAAATGTCCAAAGAATTACGTCTATTTAACCTGTTAATAAACGAGAAGTATAATACAGAATCTAAAGCAGAGAAGTTTATAGAAGCAATTTTAGAAGCTCATGTTAAATTAGATTATACCAAACTACAACGAGAAAAATACAATCTTGTTAAGAGTATTAAGGAAACATTCGAAATTGATAATTTCCTAGCATCCCCCGTTACCAATTATAAAATCCTAGCTTCTGTTCATAAATTGTTCGAAGCTAAAGCAAATGATGTCCTTGATGTTAAAGACGTATTTGATTCTAAACTTACCTTAGTTGAACATATTTCCAATTCCCAAACTTCAGTTAAACAAAAGGAAGATAAGTTAGTAGAAGAATATAAAAAACAAGAAAAGGATTTAAGGTTATTGACTTTCAAGATTCTAACCGAATCGTTTAACAAAAAATATACCAACTTAGATGATTCTCAGAAATCATTATTAAGAGAGTATATTAACAACGTGACTAACACGTCTAAATTTGGTGAGTATTTTGAAAAAGAACTTATCAAAACCATTACTGAACTACATACCATGTATAAAGGAATGAGTGATAAGATTACCAAAATTAAATTGAGAGAAACGATTAACGTTCTTAAAAAACAAAAATTAGGTAAGAAAATCACAGACGAACAAGTTTCATCATTGATGTTATCTTATGAACTTATTAAGGAGATAAAAAGTATCAATGGACGAAAATCTTAAAAAATATATAGACGAACTTATTAGTGAAATCCAAAATGAATTGGATGAAGCAACTGCAACCGGTAATGTTGCTGGGTATAATGTACCTGGTGCATTTTCTAATGGTGGTAGTAAAGATAAGAATCGTAAAAAGAAAATCGCTACTCAATTTGGAATGAAGATAGTAGGTAAGATGGATGAATCTTTCATGTCCGATTTAGATATCATTAAAAAGGGTTCTAAGGATATTACCGATTTTGTTAAAAGAGTATTATCAGATAAACAATTCAAAGAAGTTAGAACTGATAAAGATTTCCACAAATATCTAAAATCATTCTACAACGAATCAGTAGTTACTGAAGGTAAGGATGAGGTAACTCCTAAACAATTAGCAAACTTACAACGAGATATAAAAAAGATTAATCCAAAAATCAAAGTTTATATCAGTAACCATCCCATAACTAAAGGAAAACTTCAAATAGAACTTGGTTCAGACCACCCATCAAATCAAGGTGATGATAGAGAGATTACTAAAATAAATGCTCTATTAAAAAAACACACTGGTGATTGGAGAACTGGTACTATGTTTATCGAAGGCATTAACGAAGGTCCAATGGATAGAATCTTTGGTGGAATTCCTTATACTAAAAAAGGAAAACAATCAATAGTAACTATGAAGTTACCTGATGATGTTAAAGAACGAATAATCCAAAGAGCTAAGAAAGAAGGTAAAGTAGCAAAACCTAATAATGGTGGTGGTGTTACTGTATTCGAATCAGTAAATGAAGAATCATATAAAGTAGCAGGTAGACCTGTTACCTTAATAAAAGGTAAAAAATCAAATGGAACTGATTGGAAAGTGAAATTCCAAAATGGTAAAGAAACTTCATTATCAGATGTACTCTCATTGATTAAACCATTTCCAAAAGATATTAAAGAATCAGTAAACGAAGCTAAAATAAAAAGACCTGTAAATCGTTGGTTAGAATTAAAAAACGATGAAACCATGCACCCACACAAAAAGATGGCACATGGATTAAAAGAATTAAAATACCAATTAGCAGAAACAGAAAAGTTTTTTAAATGGTATAATAAGATTAAAAACATCAACGAGTTAGAATCTTCTAATTATTGGAAAAGAACACAAAACCATATTTATAAGATAAAGGAAAGACTCGTTAATATAGCACGAACCATCCAGGAGATAGAGAAATAATGAAAATTACAAGAGAAAACTTAAAAAATATCGTTAGAGAAGCCATGGTAGAAGAATCTGCTTACCAAGAATTCTTTAAAAAGGCTTTAGAAAAGACTGGAAAATCTATTCCTCAAATGTCTGATGAAGAAAAGAAAGTATTCTTTAACAAGATTGATTCTGCCTGGAAAGGTAAAGGAGAGAAGAAAGAATCTGTTGAGGAGATTGAAGAAGAAGCAGTAGTTGTTTCAAAGAGAACTCCAAGTGGAAACATCGTTTCTAAATTGAAAGAAGAATTAACTGGTGCTCAGAAAAAGTTACCACCTGCACTTCAAAAGGCAATAGCGAAGAAAGATGGTAAAGATGAATCAGTAAACGAAGAATCAATCAACGAATTAGCAAACGCAGAAACAGTAGATGCATTAACTGCAATCATTGGAGCTGGAGGACTTGTTGGTGGTGCACTTGCATTGGATAAACTAATGACTGCATTGGAACGAGGAAAGATGGGTAGTAAAGGTAAAACTGTTGCTAAGGCTCTAAGAGGGTTAGGTAAAACTTTTGCTGGTGCTGGTATGAAAGGTGAATCAACAAACGAAAGAATGGGTTCTGATAAAGGTGAGGTTGGTAATGCTAACTTCAACAATCGTTTGAAAGCAATGAGAGATGATAAAAACTCGGTAGTT